GTACACTGTTGTAATAAGTACCATATCTCTTATCTAAGCGATCCTGACCGTTAATTTGAATCCACTGTTCAAATACAGGGTCTACGCCATAATCTAATGGTTCTAATGAAGTCTTGTTTAATCTGGCTGCAATTCTGCAATCAGTCTTATAAGAAGGCTGTATAACCCATAGAAGTTCCTTTACAGGGTGGTTAAATGTTAAGTCAATACGATTATTTGCTCCGCGAATTCCCTTATCCTCGTTAAACTGGGTCTGTTCGATAAGATATTCATGGCTGGCCTGTGCCATACGACGGCGCTCTTCTGTGTCCAGGTAAATGTAGTCAATGTAGAGAGCAGCCTGAACCGCTTCAGGAAGATCCTGGATAGGGGGCTGGGCACCAGAACCAGAACCAACTGTAGTATTGGTAAAGTTTCCAGCAATAATCTGAGGATCAGCCCATTGTATGTTGATCTTCACTTCGTGGTACTGAAGAGCAATCAGGGGAAGCGCAGCACCAGGATTACGAGTAAAAAAGAAGGGAAGAGGAATGTATACCACGTTCATCTTCTGCTTACGACCGTCAGACGTACACTGCTCTCCGTGAGTTAGTTCAGTTATACCAGTGGGCAACCCGCCCGCTGTTAGCATACTTTTAAGATTGACTTGAACGTTTTCAGGAAGCGATAGTGAGCTCCATAAACGCATGTACTCAGAGTAGAGCCGATCAACAACCTGACCACCAACATCAACCTCCGCATACCGAATTAAATGGAAACCCAGAGAGTCATTGTTATTGTTCCAGTAGTAGTCTTCGCCATTTGCCGTTTGTTTAGGAAGAGCAACCTCGACATATGTTGAATATAGCAGATCGGCATGGCGACCAATTAGAGCTGTCTGCTTCGTACCCCACTGAATCTGACCGGAAAAGTTTACACGAAAGGGCTCCATAGCAAAGTTTGTGTGGCGCTTGAAAAGTCCCTTCCAAAAGGTAATCTGTGGGTTCCCTGAAATGTATGCATCCTGAGCGCCATAAGCAACAAGTTGAAGTAGACCGCCACCCATTTGTCTTTATATGTTAGTTATACTCATTTTTTCTAACGACGACGGCTGGTGCGACGACGACGAGTCTTACGACGGCGTCTACCGGCAATATTTGCTGTTGAATCGGGATCAACCTCAGTTCCCGTAGTAGCAGCCGTGGGAGGATCATCAAGAGGAACAGTTTTCATTTCACCCTCCTCATCAGAATCAGATTCAGATCCAGCACCACCCTTCTGGCCGATCGCCTTCTTGGCTTTGTGCCATGTTAGCTTAGCAGCCTTGATCACCTGACCAAGACCCTTGCCGGCAACATACTTGCCGGTAGCCTTCATCTTTCGCATCGTTTTCTTGATGTGTGTTAGCCACTTGTTTGCCATTTTATTGATTAACGCAGAAGAAAGTTCATCAGATCACGATCGATTTATCTCCAGTTACAGGGTTGGAATCGTAAATTGGAGAACTATGCGCCATAGGCTGAAATGAATGAGTAGCGGGGTCGGGAAGGACAGGTGTCTTTGCTTCGACTGGCTTGTATCGCAACTCTTCTGGTTTTAAGATAACACTACCTTGCTGAAACTGACCAATGTACAGTTCCATCATGGAATCTAAGGAACCATAATGCATCATATTCCACTGGCATCCATATGAGAAAAGTATGGTCGGATTATTGTTCTTCAAATCTGGAACTATGTCAGGTACGACCATACAAATATTTGGACGATTTGCATTAATCAGTTCATCATGATCATATGGCTGAGATGCCTGCATATAAGTCAACCTACGCAGATTAGATGTTGACCACGACAGATTCACGAGTTCTTCGATCAGAGTACCCTTAATGTTTCCACCAGATACAATGATTAGCTTTCCAGCTACGTTACAGATTGGTTCCTGTGCTAAGTTCTTGCGGTTGTATGCGAATTCAGGACCAAGCATATATCTCTGACATGTGTCCTTTAATATCTGAGCAGTAGCATCCATTACCGTTCTCTTATCAGTGTGAAATACGAGGCTCAGAATAAATGGATCGCTTGAAAGCGGAGTTTCTACCTTGTTAAAAGCAGAGTTAGCTACAGCAATACAACAGGATTCAAAGTCTACTGAGTTTAAGGCGTAATTATACCCAAGTGTTTCGTTCTTTAATCCAACAACAGGCTTGTCGTTGTCTCCAGCATAAATATCAAGCTCTACCAGGCGAGCTCCTGCCTTGATCGCAAGTGTTATGACATTATCAGAAATATAGTCACGAGTGGCCGATCCTGGAAAGACGGAATAAGCAGAGGATGCGATGTAGTAATCGCATAGTTTAGTCGTGTCATTCGTCGGGCACCCGAGAGGAGTGAGAGCAGTAACCTTAGGATATGTCCCAAAGGTTGTCTTCGCAAGCATCTTTACCGTTTCTGGATTTCCTCTAACAGCTGCCCAAGCATATACGGCTGTCAACGCAATAACTGTTACGCCAATTGCTATAATAGTTAGGGTAGCCCCGTGCTCTCTTAGAAATTGAATCGATGCGTCCATCTTATTATTAGTTCTCTCTAAAAAGAAGCCTGCGAAATACATTCACAACATCGTCAGGAATCTTATGATCCATTGGAATGTTATTCAAACAACAGTAGTGAAAGTATAATACGTATATGCCACATTCAGAATCCTTGAATTGGTGACGAATCGTGTTGTAGGTTGTCAGCATGGGCTTGTCATGAACACCAGTTGACTGCCACTCCTCCTTCCAACGTTTCATCAGTCTCTGGACTTCCTTCTCTGGTCTGTGGGCATAAGAGTCAAAATAGGTAATGCGTGGCTGCTCAAGTTCTGGTCGAATATCGCAAAATAAAGCTATCCAATGCTCACCAGGGCCAGTGTGAACATCAGTATTAAATACAATCCCAATCTGTGTCTTACCTTTGCGGTAAAGATTCTTAATACTCACTGAACACAAGGCATCGACCAAGCATTTTCCTGTGGGAGACCTTAGATCAAAGTCAATTGGGATACATCCTAAAAACACATAATTCTTAAACAATTTTTGGTATTCTTTTTCGGCTTTTTCAATGTCTAAGGATGATAACCATTCGGTAGGATTTACCATCCATGCGTCTGGGGCCTTAGGACGGTTCATCATATGTGATATGATACATTCCGATCTCCCACTTGTGCACTTAGTGTGGAATCTTTCCTGTAAAGATTTCCAGATTTGTTCAGTGGTCCCACTGGGTATAGGAGGTTCCCTTGGGTGTTCAGCATTATAAACTGTTCTCAGGTGTTCTATTTCTTCGCCACCAAACATTTGTATTTAAAACGGATTCTTAATTTACAAGAAAACAGACTTCAGGACTGTAATGGTTCTGTCAATGATAATTGAGATGAAGTACTTCGAGGTTCTTCTGGTTTGAGCGTGGGAACTCTGCCGGGAAGAAAGGTCTTATGGATTTTCAGTAGATCGGCAGATAAAGTTGTGGGACCTAAACACGTGTATCTGGTAAAACGGATTTTTTCTATGGTTTCCTATTTAATAATAAAATGATCAGCATCAAAATCATCGAATCCCTCACGACAGTATCTGCTGTTGATCAGTGGATTGAGATCGGTAAAGGAATTATAGAAGACTCGAAGAAAGCACTGCTAACCAGCACTGGTTATTCGATTTCTCACTATACATACGTGATTATTAGATGGGAAACCGCTTATCTTCCTGCCCTTAACCTGCAGAAAGAGGAGTTACAGAAAAAGACGAGATACTGTTACGGCTGTGAACACAGCCTTTGCGGTCAGCGCGAGCACATTGGAGGATGTATTCCAGACTACGATGAATGAAAACGGATTTTTCCGTTTGACTCATATAACTAACAAAATGGCGCAACCTGATCAGGAGCTTGTCGCAGGCCTTCGTGAGGAGGTTCTTCAGTACAAGACGGTCGATGACCGCCTACGTGCCCTGAATGGGCAGATCTACCCGCTTCGAGAGCAGCGCAAGCTAATCGAGGACCGCATCGTCCATATCGTTCGGCAGCCCGCTTTCGCGGCTATCAACGAACTGGCAATCAGCCAGGATGGCTCAAAGATCCGCATTCGCAAGCCACAGACGTGGAATGCGCCATGGTCTCTTTCGAAGAGCAGCCTGCGCCGGTACCTCGATCAGTATTTTGCTGATCAGAACACAATCAAGTCAGCCGACTCGTGCTATCGATTCATCCAGCACAACCACCAAGTCTCACTTGTTCAAGACAAGTTTGCGATTGAGCGCGTTGTCCCAGATGCAGACGAGTAATATGGGATATAATCCCAATTTTTTACGTCTGATCGACAAGAACGAACTTGAAAACGGACTTTCTTGAAGACCCCATACTTCTATCATAGCAATGGAAGTTCCAGTGTATAACCCCTATAATCCTCGAAATCGTATGTTTACCCATAAGGATATACATGCGATTTTGCAGAAGCATGAGTGCATGTATTCTGTAAAAAATACAGGTATCTTTCAGAATGCCATGGTTCACTCGTCTTATGTCAAGCGATCAGAATATACAACTCCACAAGGAGATATAGCCCAGTTAGCAGAAAGACCATCGGACTGTCTTGAACTGTTTCCAGAATCATACGAACGCTTAGAACATCTTGGAGATTCAATTCTGGGAGCAGCTACAGCCACATATCTTTCTATTAGGTTTCCTACCCAGCAAGAAGGATTTCTCACCAATCTGCGTAAAGAGATTGTATGTAACAACATGTTATGCGAACTGACTCGCAAGATGAAACTAAACGAGTTCTATATTATCTCAAAGCACAATGAAGATGCGTGTAATGGACGTTACAATGTCAAGAAACTCGGAGATATCTTGGAAGCATTCATCGGCGCTCTCTGGACAGATTGCGAATATAACTTTCAAGTAGTATATCCGTTTGTAGTATCATTGATCGAGACCTATATTGATATTCCTGGAATCTTAAGAAACGATACAAACTTTAAGGATCAACTACAG